TCCAACGTTTACAAACTTCTTCAGGTAGCACAGGTAAAGCATTAAAGGCTATGGGTTCAGCTTTAATGGGTCCAGCAGGTATTGGTTTAGCAGTTGGTGTTGTTTCTTCTTTGTTTGTTTCTTTTGGCGATGAAATATTAAATTTTATTACTCAAAGTTCAGGAGCAGAACAATCTTTGTCAAAGTTTAACGAAACAATGTCTAAAAGTGTTGGAGAAGCACAAGCAGAAATTGATAAGCTGACGATTTTAAACGGTATAGTTTCAGATAGTACTAAGAGTACAGGAGAAAGAGAAAGAGCCTTAAATATGCTTAAAACGACATATAAGGGCAATTTAGAATTACAGGCATTAGATATACAAGACGGAGCAAAGTTAACAGGTATAATAGACGGCATTGCAGCAGCGTTAAAGCGTAAAGCAATGGCACAGGCTTTTGCTACAATTATAGCAGAAGAAGAAGCTAAGAAGGTTAGATTGCAAATGCAAGATATGAACCAAATGCGTGAAAGCGTAGGTGGTGCAACAAAGGCTTGGGAGTTTATTAAAAGTGCAATAAGCGGAGCAGGTTCTGCAATGTCAGTAGTTGAATTAAATACTGCATTAACTACAAAGGCTTTAGACGGCAATGCATTAGCAATTGATGAAGTAGACGGTAATTTAGAAAGATTAAATAAAGGTTATAAAAAAGTAATTGAAGACCAAAATAAATTTAACGATACAACTACACTTTCTACAACTGCATTAAAAAATCAAGGGATACAAACAAAGGCAGTAGCAGATGATATGGCAGCATATCTTCGTGCTGCAAACGCAATAGCTGCTCCTTCAAAGGCAATGCGACGTAAAGCAGTTGGAATAGAACACGAAGTAAAAACTTTAGTACCTCCTAAGAAATTATCTAATGCATTACCTTCTTTTGCTACACAATACGAAGCAGAACAAGCTGATAAAACAAAGAACGATTTAGATGCATATAATCAAAAATTACAAGTAGCTAGTCAATTAAGTAGCAATATTGCAAATGGTGTTACAGGAGTTTTTGACGCTATGGCAAATGGAGAAAGCGTAGGTAGTGCTTTAGAAACTATGTTTAAAAATATGGCTATGCAATTAACGCAAATGGTTATTCAGGCGTTAATATTTAAAACTATTATGAGTGCCTTTGGATTAGGTGGAGTAAGTGGTAGTGGTGGTGGATTAGGTGGGTTAGGTAAATTATTAGGATTAGCAAGTGGTGGTATCGTTACTGGTCCTACTTTAGCTATGATAGGTGAAGGAACGGAAAGCGAAGCAGTTATGCCATTAAGTAAATTAGATGCCGTAATGGGTAACGCTTTTGCTAGTGGTGCTGCTTCAAATAGTTCTGCTTCAGGTGGGAATTTTGTTTTGCGAGGACAGGATTTAGTTTTAGCTTTGCAAAGGTCTAATTCAGCACTAACACTAAGAAGATAATGGCATATATAAAAAAATATTCTTTCCCGTTCGCTACTAAGTTTGAAGAAGACGCAGTATTAGAATTATGGGAAGATACAACAGACGCAACAGTTTATGAGTTTCAAGGTGTATCGTTTCAAATTCAATACATACCTAGTTCAGACGACCCTTTTGAACCTATTTACGCTACACAGTTAGCGGTTACAATAGACGTTACAGACGATACAACTGGAACTACAAGTGCATTTATACCTAATTTAGTAACGCTTAACGATAGAAAGTATTTAGCTAAATTAATAATAGGAACAACAAACGTTTATACAGGTTGGACTTTATCGGATTCAGTTTCTTTAGGTTTTAGCACAGGAAGAAAAGAACTTTCTTTTAACTGTGTAGACGGTTTAGCAATGCTAAAGGATATTACTTTTTCAAATGGTATTCCTGCAGATAATAATGATATTTACACATTATTATCATTTATTTTAACTTCTTTAAATGGTATTAGATTACCAACTGGGTTAAATATTATTTCAAATGTTAGTTACTATGCTGAAGGTATGTTAGATAGAACTGACGGAGGTCAATATGAACCATTTGCACAGACTTATGTTTTTGGGAATAGTTTTATAAATAGTAATGGTTCTTATGAAACTTTGTATGTTATATTAGAAAATATATTAAAGTCGTTTGGTGCAAGGATTATACAAGCTAACAACAAATGGAGTATTATTAGTATTAATCAATTAGCACAAGATTCTAGGTACTTTACAGAATATACTTCAGCTGGTTCGGTCGCTAGTTATGGCGTAAGTACAGATGAATTTTCACTTCAGCCATATACTGGCAATACAAGCGATTTTTATTTTATAGACAATAGTCAAACTAAGCTATTTAAAAAAGGGTATAATAACATTGTATCGGACAACCAAATTGAGTATTCAGGCAATTATATGTTTAACGGTAACTTAAAGTTCTTAGATTCATTTGGATTCCCTTTAGAGTTTGTTAAAAATACAACAGGAAGCGGTGCAGTTACTATTTTACCTAATACTAATTTAGATACAAACTATGTTCGTTTAGATACTATTACAAGTCCTTCATCTGCTAGTTTTACATCCTTTTCTAATATTTTTTTTCCTGATAAATCTAGAGTTAAAGTTTCATTTGAAATGAACAACTGGGACTTAGTAGGAACAATAGCTGCTAAATTAAAAATTACAGGAAGTACTTTAACTAATAATTATTATTATAGTAAAGATAAAAAATGGGTTATTGTTGCAATACCAACACCTATACAATATTATGAAATATTAAATGCTGATATAAGTAAAGACGTTCCATATCAATTTAGCGTAACTACTACTGCTATGCCTGCAAATTTATCGGTTAATATTGGTATTGAAATTGATAATAGTTATTCAAGAACAATAACAATAGGAGCAATTAAAGTAGAAATGGTAACATTATTTAATTCTGTTTTAATTGAATCAAAGTTAAGTAACGAAGAAGCATATACATTAAGCGTAGACTTCCCTTTAGGAGTTCCTGTAAATATGGAAGGCTACAATAACTATAAAGGTTTTTTATCTAATAGCAGTTTAGTTCAATTATCAAATTGGTACAGACAAGAAACACCTACACAAATATTTGATGGACTTGCTCAACTTGTAGTTAGGCAGTATATGAACATTTACCAAAAGAATATTATAAACATAGACTGCAACTTGTCAAGTTTAAATACAAGCGTAGGTATAGTTAATGGATTTTTACCTATTAAAATAGCTTATGATAACGACCCTTCTTCTATTAATGTAGAGGACGATTTTTATACTTTTGGTAATACTACTATTGATATTTATAGCGATAGAATACAAAGCACATTACTACAAATAAATAACACTAACGTAACTGGTTCTGAAATAAGAACTGTTTATAATAACGGGGACGCCCCACCAGCATTACCAACAGTTTGTAATTGTTATAGGCTAGAAACATTAAATCCGTTCCTAGAATATGGCTACACAGATTGTGAAGGTAATTCTGTTTATAACATTATTCCTTATATGGCTCCTATTTATGTCGCGGCTTCTACAGTACCTGAAGTATTAGGGGGTACGGCTACTTTAGTAAGTAATAGTTATTGCTCAATTTAATTGATTAAATTTGTAATATGGCAGATAATGTAATAGGAAAAAATATAATGCTTTATTACCACGAACCTAGTTCGGAGGCATACCCTGACGGTAGGGATATACCGTTTTCGTGTTCTACTGATTGCAGTTTTAATGTATCAGCAGAACAAAAGGAAGTAACTAGTCAAACTTCGGCGTGGTATCGTGAATATAAGAACGAGGTAGGAACGTGGAACGTATCTTGTAACGGCTTAATTACCTTATCAGGGTATGGTTATTTATTCCTTTTAAACCAACAACAAACTAGGACTACAATTCTAGTAAAATTTGTAATAGATAACGGAGTAGACGGGTTAGTAATAATTAGCGGTAACTGTAACCTAACTAGTTTAGACATAAATGCCCCTTATAAGGATATTGCGACCTATTCAGTTACTTTACAGGGTACAGGTGCGTTTGGTACTTCAGGGGCTACAATCGACCCTAGCGGCACAGTAATAACAGGTGGATCTACAATAATGAAACAATTTACGGCTGCAGGTGGAGAAACTACAAAGGTTTGGACTGATTTAATCGGTAATGACATTCTTTATGTTTCACGTGGTGGTATTGATGTAAGAGAAATACTAACAACAGGAACGCCAGTAGATAATCAGGTTAAATGGAATAAGGCAACGGGTACATTAACATTTGGCAGGGTTTTAGAATCAGACGAATTTATTAGAGGGCTTTTTAATTAAAAACTATGAGTAATCAAATCGACATAACTGGCGGAGCAAGGGTAAGGGGATTAAATGGTGTAATAATAGGCACAACAGGGGTGTTAAGTTCACTTCCTATAAATACTGCTAATGGTATTCCGCAACTAGATTCTAGTGGCAAAATATTAGTTAGTCAGCTTCCTAATAGTGTTATGGAGTTTCTAGGTACTTGGAACGCAGCTACTAATACTCCTACTTTAGCAAATGGAACGGGTAACGCTGGTGATGTTTATTTGTGTAACGTAGCAGGTACGGTTAACTTCGGTGCTGGGCCTATTGCTTTTATAGTGGGCGATTATGTAGTTTATTCAGGTTCAACGTGGGAAAGGTCAGGCGGTGCAGTAGGAACAGTTACAAGTGTAGCATTAACTGAATCAGGTGATTCTTTAACGATAACAGGAAGTCCTGTAACAACAAGCGGAACTATAAACATAGGCTT